TAGAAGGTCTTGAAATTACTACAGAACCAAACGCTAGTGGACAAACAGGAAACATTGTTGTTGCAGGTGTGCTTAATCCGCAAAACTATCCAGTCAATCCAGATGACATTGGTTGGCAGGGTCTAACAGGTGTTGCACAAGGTGGACAGCCAAGTTTCGCACAGATTGCACCGGGTGGTTCTGTTAACTGGAACGGCGGCGCTTCAACAGTCACAACAACAGCAACAACACAGGCACCAATTACATTTAACGTTCAAGTATGGCAAAAATATAATACTAACCAATCGTATTGGAGATCAGTTTCAGATAGAAGACAAACACTGTATATTAAAGAAACTGACTATCTAGCAAATCAAGCGACAATTAATGATTCAATTGGTAAACCAATTACTGGTACAAATATTGCCGCAGGTACAACGATTACAAGAGTTAATACAGGTGACTTTTTATATGACCATGTCGCTGGACAGTATGTAAATGGTGTTAGGTTGGATATTAGTCAAAGACCAAGCGGTACAGTTGGCCAAAATACAGCAGTCACTACTACAATTACAAATACATTCAAAGATGCACCAACATCTGAAATGTATTTTACAAAAGCAACTTGGGAAGCATCAGGCGCAACACAAGGTACATCAGTAGCATCAAGTGAAACACGTTTTCCTGCTAACACATCTGTTTCTACAGTTGAACTAAAAGAATGGAACAACGTGGAATATTATGCAGTTTCATTCTCACAAAGTACAGATAGTAGTACTATTAATAAAGGTACTACAACAGTGACATTTGACTTTACAGCACCACCGTATGCACAACCAGGTGAAACAATATTTGGTTTTGTTGCTAGACCTGGAGAGCGTTCAACACTAGACTTGTCGTTCATTAAAGAATTAACTAATACCACACTAGGTGGTAGAGGTACATTCCCGAACGGTCCAGACGTACTAGCAATTAACGTGTATAAAACATCAGGTAGTGCTGTATCAGGCGAACTTATTCTACGTTGGTCAGAGGCACAAGCATAATGGAAATTACAGCAGATCTAATCAGAGCAATGAACGAAACATCTTGGATAGATGGAATTGGTACTATTATTGTACTATTGTTAGGCTATACGGCCTATCGTTGGATTAAAAAGAAAACTAAGTAGTTTGCGAATCGCCTGGTAAAATTCTATAGTTGTCAGCAACACTATCAGCAGTACTCACTTCAGTAATTGAACTGTTATCCTCTAATGCTTCTAATTGATGCGGCAATAATGGCGGGTTTCTCCAAACATCGCCGGGATTAAGTTCTTTTGTGTGCATAGTTGCAGTGCGTGGATCAATATAACGTAAAAGAAATTTTCCATTATTAACAAACCAACTTTCGTCTTTTTCCTTATGAAAGTGCATTGAAAACTTAGAGCCTTTCTTTTCAAAGAAAAGTATTTTGCCACAATACTTGTCGTTGGTTGCCCAAATTAATTCATACCCCCACGCTTTTTCAACTTTACCGTTTAAACGTTCTGGTGTATTTTCATCATTAGTAGGCATTAATATATTCCTTTACTGTCATATAATCGTTTATTTTACAATGTTTATTTAAATTTGTCAAGTCTGCACAAGTATATTCTTGATATTGTCCTTTTAAATTTTCTGGCATAGGAATAGTTTCTACTTTTGCTCCCCACTTATTTGCAATTACATCAGCAACTTCTTTAAAACTTGTAGTTGTTCCTGTGCCTACATTAAAAATACCACTAGTGTCTTGTGTTAACATTTCTTCATGTACTCGACATACATCGCTAACACAAACAAAATCTCTTACATACTTGTCACTGTTTTCAAATAATTTAATAACTTTATTATCTTTGGCTTGCTGTGTAAATTTATGCACAGGACTTGCTTGGTCGCCTTTATGATCTTCGTGCGGTCCGTAAACATTAAAGTATCTAAAACTTTGTACAAGCATATTAAAGTCATTTACTCCTGCTTCTTTTAACCAACGATCAATTAGATACTTTGTCCAAGCATATGGACTTTTTGGTAAACAGTTAGACTCTTCTTTAAATCCGTCTAAACCAGGACCATACACACTTGCTGAACTTGCAAGTTGTATATTAACACCCATTCTATCACAAATTTGTAAAAGATTCATTGTAAATTCGTAATTTTGTTTCATGATCTTTTCAACATCTGTTTCAGTTGTTGAACTAATTGCGCCAAGGTGTATAACCCAATCATATGTACTTGGGTCAGGTATAATACCATCTCCTTTCCATTCAAATCCTTCTACTGTGTGTCCTTTACTTACCAAATACGTTGATAAGTTTTGTCCTATAAATCCTTCGTTTCCTGTAATTAAAATATTCATGTAGCAAAATCCACCATAAAACTTCTTCTAGGTTCTTTAGCAGGATACACTCCGTGCCAAACGTCCCAATTAATTAATAATAATTTTCCTGGTTCTGGTTTAATTGTTTTGTGTTGATCGTCGTGTATAGTATAAAATAAACCATTAAGTGTTGTCAACTTATCTTCTTCAGGTTGTGTATCAAAATAAAGAATAGTTGCTACACTGTCTTGGTTGTGCCTATGTACAGTTTGATATCCATAATCTCTATAATAAACACCCCAAATGTTTAATATTTTTCCAAATGACCAATTAGGAATAATTTGTTGTATTGCTTTATTATAATCTTCTTTTAGTTTTACATCAAAAGAATTAGGAATACCAGGTTGGCCAATATCAAACCCTACTGTTGTTGACTGTGTTTTCCAGTTGTCAGAAGATTTGTTTGACCACTCATTATAAATCTCTTCGTAGTCTTTCCAGTTAGGCAAATATGCTTCAACAATCATTCTTTAATCCTTCCAATGATATCTGTTGTACTGTGACCTTCAATAGTTGGAAAAATTTTAACTTCAGCAAGTTCGTGTCCAACTGTTGTTTCTGTTGTATAGTCCCCACCTTTAACAATAATATCAGGCCTAATATCTTCTAATATTTGTTGCGGAGTATCTTCAGTAAAAACAACAACTTCATCGACCCATGGTAGCATTTCTAATTGTCGTTTTCTAATTAAAAAGTTATTAATAGGTCTTGTAGGACCTTTTAATCTTTTTACACTTTCATCATCATTAATACCAACAATAAGTTTTCTTCCTAGACTTTTTGAGTATTTTAATAACTCTAAATGTCCAGGGTGTAGTATATCAAATACACCGTTTGTCCAAACAATTCCTCTATTTAAATCTTCAAAAGAAACTAAATGCACACCTCTTTTTTCAACATTCCTAGCACTAGCATAACAGGCTAGTTTACAAGCATCAGGTATAGTCATGTTTTTTGTAGCATAAGCATACACTAACACTGCTAGGAATGTATCTCCTGCCCCCGTGACGTCAGCCACTTCTCTTACTTCTTCTTTAAAATGCCAATCATCTGTTTCGTTGATAACGTAAACACCGTTAGCACCGTCAGTCACTACTAACCAAGTCCAATAAAAATCATTTAATTTTTGTCTTGCTTTTGAAACTGAAAAATCTCCAAACCATGATCTAAACTCAAACATATTTGGTTTAACTAAAAATGCATCTTTATACATTTGTGGCATTTGCTTAGGATCAACAAAAACTTTTTTATTCTTTAATTTGCTCATTAATTCTAAGTCAATAACACCTTTATTATAATCGCTTATAACATAAAAATCTTCATTGTAATCTATTCTATTTTTTAAATCGCCAATGTAATGTTCTTCTCTATCCCATCTCATTATATGTTGTCCACCTTGGCCAACTAAACGAGTCTTTGTTGTAGTTGTTTTAGAATCAAGAACAATATTACTGCTTAACGTTGTATAATTTTTTAATAATTCTAAGACTTTAAACCCTTCTTTATCTTGAGAAAGTGCTGAGTACAAGTCTAGTTCTACATTTAAATTTGCAAGATTAAGTGCTAAATTTCCTGCACCACCTACACTGTATTCTTGACTTTCTTCTTTTAATACAGGTACCGGAGCCTCGGGACTGACACGATCAGCATTACCATAGATCCATCGATCTAACATTATGTCGCCAATAACTTTGATCATAAACTTTTAACTACTTCAACTATTGTTTCAATTTTTGTTTGATTTACTTTGCTTTGAAGTGTATTACGTAAGCCAACGTGTAAAGGTTTTGGATAATCTTTAGCATATGTCCATGCATATCCTGAATGCTCGTTGTTTAATGTAGGAATAAACTCTTTTTCTACTACAACAATATAAGTGTGAAAAAAGAACTTTTCGTCTTTTGAAGTATATAATTCTAAAGGAATAATTTTTTCAAATTTTGGAGTTTTGCCAACTTCCTCTAAGATTTCTCTTTCAAGTGCTTTCCAAGGCGTTTCGCCTTCTTCACTCATTCCACCAACAAGACCCCATTGGCCTGCTGTTTTATGTTTTGTTCTTTGTAGGAATAAAAAGCGACTGGTGTCCTTTGCATAAAACAATGCACCACTACAAATTATATCTTTTACAGAACTAGTCTCCATTCATCTGCCTCATATTCACCTTCAAAACTCTTCAGCCAAGCACCATTATCTAACTTGTACTGAATACCAGTATATGTATTAGTTATATACACTGGGTCTGGTGAGGAAGCAGAATCGGCTCCGCTATTTGTGCCACTTGCGTCTAACACAATTTCCCATTGTGTTCCAGTCCAAACTATAATGTCATTTTCTTCTGCTTTAAATACAGAACCATCAGCATTTTGCCAGGCATTTGCATTTGCGTCAGAACTATCACCTTTTACATTTGGATTAATTGGATTTAGTATTAGATATCTTGTTCCAGCACTTATTGTAGAGTAGTCTGGGGCATATTTTGTAGGATCAATAATAGCATCTATTGTTCCTCTACTATTAACACTGTCTGCTAATACTGTGTTTTCTGGAACAGTATCACTATCAATTGAAAGAACCATTTCGTTGTCATCTGTAGGGTTTAAACTAATTGTAGCAACAACTTCATTACCATCGCTCTTTAGTAATCTAATACTACTAGTACCGGCAGTGAATTTCCCTGGATATTGATCTAATAGTTTAAACCAACTAATAGGATCGCCTGTTCTAGTAAAGATACCTGTATTTGATTCTGAAACACCTTCTCCGGTATGCAGTAGTTTAGCAGTATTGTTTAATACAAGTAATTTAAAATCGCCTGGAGATTTAACAACTGTTGCCATTGGAATAGTTGCATCAATAAAGCCGTCACTAATACTTCCTGACTCATCAAAAATATTCATAATAATTTTTTCAATGACTCCAAGTTTTTTAACTTTAGCAGGAGGTGTAATCCATATAGGCATTGTAAATTCCATTTCACCTATATCAATTTCTGTTTCAGTTCCTTGCGGAATACTTCTAGTTGAATAGTTTACACTTGCTAGTTCAATTAAACTAAGTGAAGTCCAATCAACATAGTTGTTTGTTGTTTGTATTTCTAGTGCAGGGTTATATAGAACAAGTATTTGTTCCATAATTTGTAATTTTTGATCTGTATTAGTTGACCAAATATCTGCCTTCATTCTTAGTGTAAATGGTACAGGCATCAAACGTTCAACAGTATTACCAACCCCTTGAACATCTTCGTATTGCTGTGTTGCTTCGTTATAATCACGTTTTCTAAAATGTAATTTATCAACGTGTGTCGGACTTTGTACACGCTCACGTGCATACTCTAATCCTGTGATATAACAAGCAATACGAGGTGCACTAATAACTTTGTTTTCACTATTGTCACGAATAATGTGTGCTACTTGACGTGTTAAGTTTCCGTATGTAGCAGGAACTTTACGCAATGTACCAGCATTGTCTTTATAAGAAAAATTTGAAAAAGCACGAATAAACTGTGTGACAAATCTTCTTATTTGTCCGTCATAAAAATGATCCATTAATTATCTGCCTCCGGTTTAAGTGCTTCACTTAATGCAGTACGTACATTTTTTGTTTGTCCATCTTCAGTTCTAGTTGCATCTTCATTAACAAAGTCAGTGACATAACTGTTTTGAACTGTATTTGTAAGGCTCATTCTTGCTCCATCTTCAACTTTAATCCAATGATTGCCATCATATCTAAACAGTCTATTAGGATAGTAATCTGTTCTTAAATGGTATGCACCTTTAGCAGGACTATTTGGATATGAAGTACCAAATGTATATGGTGAACCATTAGCAGGTAAACCATCGCCGCCACCATATGCAATATAATAATTTCCGCCCGGTGTTTGTAGTGTAGGAGTGTTTACTCCGTCATCTTTAATATTTACATCACCTGCATCATCAGTTGGAACAACAAAAAATTCTTCTGTATCGTATCCTGTTTTTGGTGCGTCTGCTTCTGCTTGTGCAATAACTTGTTCGTTGATTTGCATTTCTTTTTCGTATGTTGAAAGCACATCACGTAATGTCTTACCTTCTTCACCTGATTCTTTGTCAAAAATATCTTTAAATTCTTGACTATCCATAATAGGTTTACATTTTGCACGTAATAAATGTGGATACCAAGTTTGTGAAAATCCTTCACTTGGACGACTTATATCTTCAATAACATAAAAGCGTTTTAGTGATACTTGAAAATCGTTTAATGCGTAATCATCTACTAAGTGAGGCAATTCTAAAACATCGCCACTCATTAGTTTTCTACCAATTGCTTCAACACTCTTGTTTAAGTGAAATGTAATAAACACAGTATCGTTTTGTAAAAATAAACCAAACTGTGATAAATCAAAGTCTAAATCTTGCACATTGTAAATTCCACGAAGTGTATATACATCGTCGGAATATTTTCTATCTCTATTTTCTAAAAATAGCAAATCTTGTATTTTTGTTTCAGGTATATCACTAACACCTTTTGGTTCTGCAGGTGTACCTACGCCTGGCTCAACAGGGCCTTCGTATTTGTGTACAAATATGTCTGTACCGCCGATCTGAAATGCTTCATATATGTTCTTATCTATAAAGCGATAGTCAGCGGATTTCTCTGGTTTGTATAAACTCAATCTTGGCATAACAAATGTATTTATTGGAAGTGCGATCGAATAAATAATTACATGAGCACACAATTAGATACCGCAAAAGCAAAACTTTTTAACTATGTTGGCAAAATGCTAGGTGATGGCATGATTGATGTTGAACTTGACGTTGATCACTATGAAGTTGCATTAGAAAAAGCATTAGGCAAATATAGACAAAGAGCAGAGAATTCTGTAGAAGAATCATACGCATTTTTAGAACTTCAGGAAGATACAAATGACTATATTTTACCTGATGAGATTCAAAGTGTAAAAGAAGTATTCCGCAGAAGTATTGGATCAAGAAGCGGTGGCGGACAAGGTGGTACTGTATTTGAACCATTTAACCTTGCATACACAAATACCTATCTATTAAGTTCAACACAAATGGGAGGACTAGCAACATACTTTGCTTTTGCTGGTTATCAAGAACTTGTAGGTAAAATGTTTGGCTCATTCATTAACTTTAAATTTGATCCTGTAAACCACAAACTAACAATTATGCAAAGACCACGGGGTGCTGAGTCTGTGA